AATCAAAAACAGATTTGGAGAAAGGGAGCCATAAGATATGAGTATTTTGCTTTCCGACCTGGTTGAACGATTGGCCGCGGATGTTCCGGCAGAAGATTCAGTGCCATCCAACACGCAATATGAGAAGGCTGTGCAGGATGCGGTCCGTGATTTCTCGGAGCGCTGCGGGTTGGAGCAGATCGCGACGTTGAACATCGTCCCAGGTACTGCGACATATGACCTGCCGGCAGATTTCCTGAAGATGATTGCTCTGGAAAGTTTCGCTTCAGCTGATGGAGTGCTCATTTCAGCGCAAGGTCTCATCCCGATCAGCGCAAACTGGGAAGAACAGCATACGATCCGCAATGGGCAGATCACGTTCTATCCCACGCCCACGTTCACGATGGCGAGGGAGATGCGGTACAAGGCGGCATGGATCGGCACGGACATCGAAGCTGAAGAATCGGTCGCTGCCGATACCGAATACGAGACGATGGGCGAGCGTGAAGCCAGGATCGTGTTGCTGAAGGCTCAGGCAAATGCACTGGGAAAACAATCCAATGCATTGAGCGGGCAAACGCTGAAATATTCCCTGGGCGCCGTGAGCGTGGATAAAGGATCGACGATCGAGGAGAAGCGCAGGAAGGCAGATTCGTTCAATGATGAATATCTGGCGGCGTGTGAGAAGTACAACGGGCAGGTGGCAATGCAAGGATGAAGTGGTTTCGATACGTGGCGCCTGCGTCGCCACTACTCAACCACCGTTAGGAATTTTATGATGAATTGGGACCAGATTGCAAATGACATGCGTGCGGTACGAGCGGAGAATGAAGTCAGTCTTGCTATTCGGCGCGGGGCTTCGGCGCTTACTGCCCAGCTCATGAGAATTGAGTATGCAGGCTCACGCGGCTTCCGGTTGCAGTCCGATGCGGCGAGGGCCGCACAGCAGGCAGTGTTCATTTTGGGTGAGCCTGATATGGATATAGCGGTCGGTGACCGATTGACGTACACGAATATTTTGCTGCAGGTTGTTTTCATCCAGCCGAACCGGTTGGCATGCACGATCGCTGAAGCGGTGGCGGTGGAATAGAGACCGGAGACGGAAGACCGGAGACCGAAGATTTTTATCATGGAGAATGAAGGAGAATCACATGACAGCTACTGATATTGTTGGTGTTTCGTTGAACAGGGCTATTGTGCCCATCAATAGTGCTTTTGCAATCACGCCAGATGACGATGTTGATCTGATATACGTCACACGGGGAATCTATGTGGGCGTGAGCGGTGACTTGAAAGTGGATACGAAGAGTGGAGACACAGTGACATTCGTCGGACTGGCTGCGGGAATGATCCATCCCATCCGCGTCAAGCGCGTTTATGAGAATGGCACAGATGCAACCAGCATCGTGGGAGTGTATTAGATGCGGATTGGTCTGGATCTGACGTTGAAAAGTGCGCTGAAGACGGGTCCGTCTGATGTCACAGCACCGACTGTTGTCATTACCCTGAGCGACTACGCCCTCAAGATCGGTGACACTGCAACCGTGACATTCGCGTTCTCAGAAGCCCCGGTTGGCTTTGCTGAGGCTGATGTGACTGCGCCGAATGGCTCATTATCATCTTTTGGCGTCACCGGCGACCCGCTGGTTTATACTGCGATTTTTACCCCTGATGCCGATATAAGCGATGCAACCAACGTCATCACAGTGGGAACTGGCTGGACAGACGCGGCAGGAAATCCCCCGGCAGGTGCGACCAACTCAGCTAATTATGAAGTAGACACGGTGGCTCCGACCTGCACGATCACCTGTGCGCAGATTTCGCCATCCGCCGCGGCGACCCTAAATTACACCATCACATTCTCGAAGCCTATGACAGGTTTCGAGCTTGCTGAATTTGTTATTGTGAACGGGACAAAATCCGCTTTGGGTGGAAGCGGTGCAATTTACACCTGTGATGTGACGCCGACAGCAATTGGAAATGTAACCGCGAACGTGGCGGCGGGAGTGGCAACAGATGGGGCAGGAAATCAAAACACAATCGCGAGCCAGCTTGTCATCTTTGCGACAACGCAAACCGCGCCTGCCATTACACCCTCGCTTGGAAGCGAACTCATCACCAACCCAGGCTTTGAGGGAACGTATGAAGATGAGTCGAGTGGCGGCGGCGGAACGGTTATGGTTGCGCCAAATTGGAATAACAGCGGATGCGAAACGAATGGGACAGATACGCTCAATGAAAGCGCAACAGCTCACGGTGGGAGCAAGAGTCAGTTGATAATCGTGGATACTGGCTCCGAGGGTATTGGGACATTCAACAACTGCTTTGGGGCAATAGGCTGGTATCAATTATCTGCGTGGTTCAATATCACCTCCGGCACCGCCCAATTCTTGGAACCAGCCGGTGAAATCACAGCTTCATCCGCCGTTACAGGGTCATGGGTGCAGGTTGTGTCAACGGGTCGTATTACTTCCGCGAATAGAAGCGGGCGCGTCCGTTCTTCGGGTGGAGGTGCAAACTTCCTGGTAGATGACGTAAGCGGGAAGGCAATTACATTCTCGTCCATGCGTTCACTGCTCGGAACAACAGTCGTGAAGAACGGCACTTATATCTGCCACCCGACTCTGGCAAATGCCACACAATGCGGGATATTGCTCGAATACCTGGATGATAACAATTTTGTTTTGCTCAATGTAAACAGAGTGGACAATACCGCCAAATTGGTTAGTCGGATTGCAGGAACGTATGCCGTTGACAAATCAGGAGCAATAACATACGTCGCAGGGGCAGAGCTAAAATGCGTTGTGAGTGGCACGACCCATCGGTTATTCTACAATGGCTCACAGGTTGGCACAGATGCCACTATTGTCAATAGTGGCATGGGTTTGCAGGTGCATGGTTTCAATGCGCTTGCAGGAAATACGGTTGGGGTTGTTACCGTAAACCCTTAGATGGCGGAGAGCCGCCGCCAGAACCGCCGCCAGACCAAGGACTTACGGAGCATTTCGAGCCAGCAGATATTTATGTAATACCATGAGCGGACTAACGATAGATAACCCGATTGCACTAAATGACGTGATTGCCAGTAGCAGGGTAATTCCTGGCGACAGGCTGATTCTGCGCGGCGGGACATATGCGGGTGATTTTCTCGTCACTCTGGCAGGGACAAAAGATAAACCCATACAAATCATCCCATATCCCGGTGAGCATCCGATCATTGATGGATCACTGACGATCGACGGGAGATATACCGAGTGGCTGGATTTAGAGATTTTTTACTCAGGCTGGAAAAACAGGGATGAAGTTCCTTTGGGTGTCAATCCCGGTCATGGCGTGAACATGCGCGGCCCTGGCAACAAGATGACAGGTTGCATCCTGCATGACACCGGACTGAATGGGTCGTGGGTGGAAAACTCAGACGGAGGTTTTTTTGAATGCCTGATCTATAACTGCGGCTGGCTGTCATCAGATCGGGGTCACGGACACGCCATCTATACCCAGAATGCCGCGCCAACTCAGTACCACCACAATAATATTATGTGGGGTCAATATGGATATGGATTCCATGCCTACACCGAAAACAGCAACATAAATTTTTACGATATTCGCAAAAACATCTGTTTCAGAAATCAGGGGAAACAATTCCATTTGGGAGGCGGCGGAGGCAGGAGAGCTTATATCTGTGTTGTGGACGAGAATGTATTTCTGGAGGGGGCAGGAAGCGCATTCCTGAAAGGCAATGATATTACATTGACAAATAACTACGCTCCCAACGGGTTTGTCATTGATCTGGCATCGGTGAACGTGATGCAATCCGGCAACGTATTCACCACACAAACAGAGACAAAGGTATTTATCTTTCCTACTCGAACGGGCGCACACATTGCCATATTCAACCCGCAGGAATTTGATAGCGTTGACATAGGCAAAACTGGAACACTTCACAACGCACAGGACTATTTCAATGATGTGGTTTTGACGAATGGAATTGTGGACATGCGCGCCGCCTCTCACACGGTAGCGGCACGCATAGGGAGTACAGCGGTTGAAACCGCGTTCCCGCAGTTCGGCGCGTTCGTGTTCGAGGTTGTATGACCCCTGACCCACTGATTGATTGGAGAAGATGATGAAAACTGGTTTCGAGTGGGTTGTTTCGCCGAAGGTGATTGCAAAGGGTCTGGATGATTATGGCCGGAAGGCTTTGATTGCGATCCAGGCTGTGGCAAATTACTGGGGGCAGCTCGTCCAGAACGAAGCCAGGGAGAACGCGGTCTGGGAAGACCGGACCGGCAATGCACGCGGCGGGCTGTTCTTTGCGGTGGACGGTTTCGGACTCGAGTCGATCACCGGCGAGGTGACACCGGAAGCAAAATCCGAGATGAGCGACGTGGCTGTGGAAAGCGGAGATAAAGATACGTTGATCATCACGCTGGGGCACACGGTTTTTTATGGCAAATTTTTGGAAACATCGAACGGCGGCCGCTATGCAATCATTATGAGCACGATGGAACAAAATTTTCCGAAATTGGAACGCATGGTTCAGGATGTGTTCAGATAGCGGTCAGCTTTCAGCGGTCAGCTGTCAGAGATCAGTAACCAGGATTAACTAATGCCTAGTTTACAACAAAGAATCAATGCCTTTTTCAATCCGCCATCTGCGAATGGCGAAACGACCGCCGCGCCAGTTGCACAGCAGTCCATTGTGGCCGAGTATCAGAAGCTGAAGTCAGACCGGGACCGGATGGCGATCATCAAGACCTGCAGGCAAATGTACGCAACAGATCCACGTGTGAAGAAGGCGCTGAGAATGTACTCGACGGACCTGGTGAAGGCTGGCTTCCTTGTCAAAACGAAGGATGAACTGGCAAAGCAGATCGCAACGGAGCTGCAGACACGGCTCGGTTTGAATAAGAAATTGCAGGACGTGGTGCGCCTGACCGGTCGCGATGGTGATTCGTTCTATGAAAATGTCGTCGATGGAGAGTTGAACATCGTCGAAGTGAGCCGCAAGCCCACCCTGAGAATGCGGCGCAACAGCAATAACGCGGACAAGCTGGACGATCCGCAGCGAGCGTTTTACATGGTGGACGAAATGTACACGGGCTTTGGCATCCCGAAAGATGCGGTCTTTTTTCCGGAGTGGCAGATCATCCATGCCCGCTGGGAGCACGACGATGAAAGCCGTTACGGGGTCCCGATGTGGGCATCGGCAACGGGATCATTCAAGCGCGTGAGCGAGGGTGAAACGGATATGGCTGTGCGGCGCAAGGTGCGGGCAGGCATGAGATTGCTGCATGTCGTCGAGGGCAATGAGTCTGATGTCAAGGCTTATAAGGAGATGAACCAGAAAGCGCTGGATACTCCCACCGCAGCGCATCTGGACCTGTTCTCGAACAAGCCAGGCTCGATCACGGCGATCCAGGGCGATGCGCATCTGAATGAGATCAACGACATCCTGCACCAGGTGGCGACGATGTTCGCGGCGTCCGATGTCCCGATGGAGCTGGTGGC